CTGACCGTGCGGCAGACGGTCCAAGAGTTCGGCGTGCGTCCTGGCAGCACGTCGATCGACTGGTCGCCGATCTCGCGTCGGGTCAAGGCGCTGTGGGACCGCGGCGACTACGAGGCGCCCGTGTGGATCGGATGGGTGGTGCAGCCGAATGAGAACCGGCAGCCGAACGCGCTCTCCGCGGCGCGGCGTATGCCGTTCGAGAGCTGTCACTTCGAGATCGGGATGGAGGATGTTGCATCGAACGTGGATGTGTTCCGAGAAGACAAGTTCCTGCGCGAGTCTGGGTTCGAGACGTTCCCGATCTTCGCGCCACGGTGGGACACAACCGGCGAAGACGCCTACGGCACCGACTGCCCTGGGATGACGGCGCTCGGTGACGTGCGGCAGCTTCAGGTGATGGCGCGGCGCAAAGGGCAGCTACTCGCGAAGGCGGTCGACCCGCCGCTGAAGGGACCATCGAGCCTACGCACGCAGAAGACATCGCTCGTCGCCGGCGACATCACCTACCAGGATGTGCGCGAGGGGCAGCAAGGGCTCGCGCCGATTCACGAAGTCAGGCTGGAGGGCTACCAGCATCTCGTGCAGGACATCAACGACGTGCGCTTCCTGGTGCGGCGCGCGTTCTACGAAGACCTGTTCCTCATGCTGGCGCAGAGTGACCCGTCGCGTGGACTTCAACCCATCACGGCGAGAGAAGTGGAAGAGCGGCACGAAGAGAAGCTGATCGTGCTCGGGCCGGTGCTCGAACGCACGAACGACGAGCTGCTCGAACCGCTCATCGATCGCACCTATGTGCTGATGGAACGCGCCGGGCTCATTCCTGACCCGCCGGACGTGCTCGACGGCATCGAGCTGAAGGTCGAGTTCGTCTCGATCCTGGCGCAAGCGCAGAAGCTCGTCGGCGTCGTCGGACAGGATCGCTTCATCCAGACCATCGGGTCGCTGGTGCCGGTCTTCCCAGAGATCCGACACAAGATCAAAGTGTTCCAGGTCGTCGACGGGTATCAGGACATGCTCGGCGTCGACCCGCGTCAGGTGCGCAGTGACGAAGAGGCGCAGGCGCTCGCGGACGCGGAGGCCGAAGCGCAGCAGGCGATGCTCGCGGCGCAGCAGGCGAAGGATCTCGGCACAGCGGCAGCCGTCGCGAGCAAGTCGCCCATCGCGGCGAACTCGCCGCTTGACGCGGTGCTCGGCGGTCAGGCGTCGGCTGGTCTGTAATGGCGCATCCGCAGCAGGGCCATGCCGGACAACGTGCGCTGGTGAAGAATGCCGCGGACCCGAAGCAGGTCAAGTTCGCGGAGCAGGTTGAGCGTCGGCGCACGGAACGCTTCGCGCAGGCACTCGCGGCGGTGATGAAGACGCCGGAGGGACGCACGGTGATGGCGCAGCTCATTCGCCGCGCCGGCGTCTATATGTCGATCTGGGATCCGTCCGCACGGATCCACTACAACGCAGGGAGGCAGGATTACGGGCATGAGCTGATGGCGGACCTGGTCGGGATCGACGAGGAGACGTATCAGATTATGGAGCGCGAAGAGTGGAACTGGAATAAGCAACAGGAACGGGCGATCGATGCCGCGCACACGTCACGAGCGGCAACGAGCGAGGGAGGCAGTGATGAGCGGTAAAGCAGCGGACGGCGCGCAGGCTAACACCGAGAGCGCCGCAGCAGCAGGAGCAGCAGGAGCAGCCGTCGCCGACAAAGGGGCGGCTGGTGCTGGAGCTGCGGAGAACAAGGGCGCAGCAGCGGGCGCAGAAGCCGGTAAAGAAACGCCGGCGGGTAAAGGCGCGGCCGATGATGCGGCGGGCAAGGCAGGAGCAGCAGGCGAAGAGGGTAAAGGGAGCAAGGCCGGCGACACGCCGAAGGTTCCCGACAAGTATTCGCTCGCCATCCCTGACGACGCGAAAGAGTTCGTCGACGGTGACGTGCTGAAGTCGGTCGAGACACTCGCCCGTGAGTCGGGCTGGTCGAACGAGGACGCGCAGAACGCGGTCAACGAACACGCCACGATGCTGAAGCGAGCGAACGAAAGTTACCTGGCTCAGCTCAAGGCCGATGCTGACTACGGCGGCGAGAAGCTCGCGGAGACGCAGCGGCTCGCAAAGGCAGCGATCGACCTGGTGCGCCCTGAGGGGCATGCGCGTCGCGAGGCGTTCATTCGCGCGATCAACAGGGTCGCGGCAGGCAATCATCCGGAGTTCGTGAGCTTCCTCGCGGACATCGGCAAGCGTGCGGCTGAAGATCAGCCGAGTCAGTCGTCGGGCGCTCGACGCGGTGAGAAGACCGTGGAAGAAACGCTCTACGGCGGGACGGCGGCGAAGAAATAAGCCGCGCAACAGGAGCGAACTATGTCGTATCGAACGCTGTTTGCGCTGGTGCTCATGGCGCTGGTGCTCTTCACCAGTAACACGCTCAGCGCAGCGACGCTCACCGCGGCCGCTGGAGAGACAGCGAGCGTGAGCTGGCGAGACCTGACCTATCTCGTGGTCTTCGGGGCCGTGCTGTCGACGGGCGCGCTGACGCTCGCCGATTGGGCGAAGCGGCTCGACCCTGATGGCAAGGTGCCCGTCATCGTGGAACTGCTCGCGCAGACGAATGAAGTGCTGCTCGACATGCGGTTCATCGAAGGCAACCTACCGACTGGACACCGCACCACGGTGCGCACCGGACTCCCGACTGTCGCCTGGCGTCTCTTGAATCAGGGCGTCACGCCGTCGAAGTCAACGACTGCGCAGATCGATGAGCAGGCCGGCATCCTCGAAGCCTGGTCGGAAGTCGACGTGGACCTGGCGAAGCTGAATGGCAACGTGCAGGCGTTCCGCCTCTCCGAAGCGCGCGCCTTCATCGAGGCGATGAATCAGGAGATGGCGGGCACGCTGTTCTACGGCAACGGCGGACTTGCACCCGAAGAGTTCACCGGGCTGTCACCGCGCTACAGCTCGCTCTCGGCCGGCAACGCCAGCAACATCCTGAACGGCGGAGGCGTCGGCGCTGACAACACGAGCGTGTGGCTGCTCGGCTGGTCGGATCAGACGCTCATGGGGATCTTCCCGAAAGGCTCGATGGCTGGTCTCCAGCACGACGACTACGGCGAAGTGACCGTCGAGCTGACCGCCGGCATCGCGGGTTCGCGTATGCGCGCGTATCAAGAGCGGTGGCAGTGGAAGGCCGGCATCGCGCTGAAGGATTGGCGCTACGCCGTCCGCATCGCGAACATCGACGTGAGCAACCTGGTGGCGAAGTCGTCAGCCGCGGATCTCATCGAGCTGATGATCAAAGCCATTCATCGCATCCCAACGCTCGGGCTCGTGCGGCCGGCGTTCTACATGAACCGCACGGTCTTCCAGATGCTCGACATCCAGCGGCGCGACGACGTGATCGCGGGCGGCGGGCTGTCTTACACCGACGTGGACGGCGTCATGCGTCCAACGTTCCGCAACATCCCGATCGCGAAGGTCGACGCGCTCGTCGAAACCGAAGCGGCGGTCGTCTAACCGTCGGCACCAGGGAGACTCTTTCAGGAGGGACAGTTATGTATCTCGACGCTCTGCTTCTGGTGTCGAACGCGCAGGCGGTTACAGCGACTGCCGTTAGCACCGACAAGATCGATCTCGGCGCCGTCACACCGCGGCGCCGGATCGGCACGGGCGAACCGATGGGATTCGGCGTCGCGATCGACGTGGCGGCGGACTTCACGACTGGCGATGAGACGTATCAGTTCAACATCGTCAGCGACGAAGACCCGGCACTCGGCTCGCCGACCGTGATCGCATCATTCGTTCGCACCGCCGCGCAGCTCGCGGCTGGATCGTTGCACTTCCTTCCGCTTCCGCAGGACTTCCCGCAGGAGCGGTATCTCGGGCTGCAATTCGTGACCGGCGGAACCTCACCGTCAGTGACTGTCACGGCATGGCTGACAGCGCATGATCTGTTCAGCGTGGCCGCGGTGCACTACGCGAAGGGCTACGTCATCACGGGTTAGGCATACCCCACGTTGTTCGCAAGCGGGGCCGGGCGGCAGCGATGTCGCCCGGCCGCGTGAAGTCAACTCTTTCAGGAGCAGACCATGCCGACACCGCTCAGGCCGAGAACCGTCGAATACCCGCAGCGCGCGAAGTTTGCGCCGGTCGAGATCACCGAAGTGTCAGCGGATCAGGCGATCCCGGTCGACACCGACGCGCACTACCTCATCACCAAAGGTTCCGCGGCGGCGTTGTCGCTGGCGGCGCCTGGCGCGAAGAACATCGGACGCCGGATCAAGTTCACCGGCGGCAGCGACTTCGCGCACGTCGTGACCGCGACCGGCGCCACCGTGCACGACGGGACAACCGGCGGGCACGCAACACTCACGTCGCCGGCGTTCCAGGGCGGCACGCTGACCCTGCTCGCGGTCACGGCCGCGAAGTGGAACGTTGAAGCAAACAACCTCTGGGTGATCACGTAGATCGGAGCAGGCGATGGCAAGACCGAAGATCGTTCGCTACCCGTTCACCGCGAAATACGCGGCGGAGATCCCGATCGTGCTCTCGGCGGACGGCGCAATCCCAATCGACGAAGACGCGATCTTCTCTATCGCAAAAGGTTCCGCGGCGGCGTTGTCCATCGCGGCACCAGGAGAGAAGAATATCGGGCGGCGGTTGAAGTTCATGGTCGGCTCGAACTTCGCCCATGTCCTGACGTTCACCGGCGCGACGCTTGAAGATGGCACGTCCGGTCTCAAGGCGACGTGGATATTCGACGCGATTGTCGGGAACTCGCTCACAGTGGTCGCCCGAACGGCGACCCGCTGGTCGGTCGAGAGCTTCAACCAGGGCAGTAACCACATCTATGAAGAGCCAGAAGTCTTCACCAATGCCCAATTGCAAGCGATCGGTGGAACGCCGCTCACGCTCGTCGCTGGCGTGCCTGGGGCGATCATCATTCCGCGGATTATCATCATCGACGCGAACCTGGTCGCGCTCCCCACGAATGCCCCAACGTTCTTTGCTATGAGCGATCTGCTTCTCGGCGTCATCGAGTGGGCATCGCTCACGCCGGATTGGAACGTTGGATCGACTGGCCGACGCGTGGCGATGATGGTCACACCCGCGTTCTCTGGCGCGCCTGGCAGTGACTTGATCGGACGGCCCCTAGTGCTCTCAGCGACGGGCGACCTAACCGGCGGAGATGCGGCCAATCGGTATGCGTTCAGCTCGCGCTACGAACTTTATCAACCCGTCGTGTTTTGAGGCAGTTGTCACTGAGATCGGCCACGGCTCGTCAGGGTCCGACGCTGGGAACGCAGACTACCCCGGTCTGCGAGTCGGACGCCTGGCGACCTGGCCGGTAAAGAGAGGATCGCGACCATGTATGACCAGGCACCGCACACTCATTCATACGAGACCGTCGCAGCCGGGCAGACCGACCAGGTGCTCGGCGGCGCAGGAGGCGTCGGCGATTACCTGGAGCGCCTGATCGTCACGGTCGCGACGGCCGCGACGGGCACCGTGGAGATTCAGGACGGTGACGGAACAGCTATTCCCATCACCGCGGCGAACACGCCGATCGGCGTCTATCCCGTCGAGCTGCGCATCCGCGCACGAAACGCGACGACGCCCGGCTGGAAGGTCACGACCGGCGCCGGCGCGACCGCGATCGGTATCGGGCAATTCACAGCGTAACGAGCAGGAGGATCACGGGTATGTCGAAGAAGCCAACCGGGAAGGCGGGCAGGACAACACCGACACCGCCCAAGTCGACGTCAGAGATCGGGCGCAGCGCCGCTGCGGCCGCAGAAGTCAAGCCGGGACAGAAGATCAAAGTGCGCGCGCTGCAATTGGGCTACTACGGCGAAAAGCGCCGGCGCGAAGGCGACGTGTTCGTCTACACGCTCGGGCCTAAAGAGGCGAAGCTGCCGAAATGGGTCGAGCCGGTCGACCCGCGCACGCCGTCGCGCATCACGACCGGCGTCGAGGAGCTGCGAAAGAAGCACGACGAGATCATCCGCGAGCGCAACCCGCAGCACGGCACGCCGCTCGCGCAGGACGAACCGGACGACAACCCGCTCGACGCATAACCCGCGCAGCCTGCACCGCGCAGGTGAGTTGAGGCACTGATGGCGAAGCATCAACTACTCGAATACACGATTCACCTGCGCGACCAGGCTCGCGTCGACGAACTAAATACCCGGATGCGCTCGGGCGACGCGACGTTCGGGCTCATCCGCATTGCGCTCACCGGCACCGACCAGTTCCGGGTGAACCGGGCGGTCTTCAACCCGGCAAACCAGGGCGGCGCGGCCGCGGAGTTCTCACCCTCAGCGACACCGCTCCCACGGGTCGAAGAAGGCGACCCGATCCCGCAAACCGCAGACGGCTACATCACGAGCCCCTGGTTCACCGGGTCAACCTCGCTTCGCCGAGACGTGGCCACGTTCACCATCAGTTCGGGCTGGTGGATCTTCGGCTCGACGACGCGCTTCTATTGGGGCGCGAAGTTCGCGTATGCGCCGCTGCCGGTGACGACGGGCAGTGAAGGCGCAGAGCCGACCGAAGCTGCGCCGCTCACAAAGCGGTTCTGGCTCGCGGCCGGCATGGCGCAGGGTTGGAACATCGGCGCGAACATCGGCACCGGCGCGAACCCAGACGAGAGCGAGTTCTCGAACAACATGGATGTGTCGCGGCAAGGGTCGCGGGTCTTCCCTGGGGCGGCGTTCGTGCTCGGGCGAGATGGCGCCGTGGCGCAAGACCTGTCGATTCAGCACACGGCGCGCACGGCGACCTGGGAGCGGTTCTACATCACCATCCCTGCGGCGCCAGACATCGCGACGCACATCTGGCGCGGGTCTGTGACATCGCCGGCGGGAGAGGGTCTCTCGCTCGTCGTGACGAGTGCTTTGCAACTGGCGATCTACGACAACAGCGGCGCCGGCATCGGGAATCTCATCGGCACGTTCTACGACTTCGCGCTCGATACGCGCTACAAGATCGATCTCATCTTCAACGTCGCGCCGGAAGACCCGCCGCCTGGCGCGATCACGCTCGTGGTTTACGTGAACGGCGTGGAAGTCGCGCGGCAGGGGCGCGCTGCGACCGGCGCGGTCGCGAGTCAACGGCACACGATGAGCCGTCTCGGGAAGAACTACGCGCAAGACTCCAACGCGCGCATCGAGTTCGACACCTGGATCGGCGGCGAAGTGCCGAAAGACAAGGCCATCATTTTTGACACCTACAGCACGCTCCAGGACTACAACCCTGGAGACTTCGCCAGCCTTGGGTCCGGCAGCGCCACCGTGCGCTACCGGTGCCTGATCGCGAAC